ATAAATATTCTTGACTGTGATATCAAAGTGCGATATATTCATAAGTGTAAGGCAGAAACAAAACCAACTAACGGGAGTCAGACAGATGATCGCAACCATGACTAAAGCAAAAACGTTCAAATTGACAGACGGCAGCAAGAGCGGTTCTTTCTATGTTGCTTGTTACTACACAGTTGTGGGCGACTTAGTAAAGGTTCAAAAATACATGCACGACTCATGGAACATGCTGCCAAGCGGTTGGAAGAAAGCTGAGTTTATGACGATCGAGGCTGCAAGAGCACACTATCGAAGCAATCTGGATCAAGGTTTCAAAGTCTAATCATCACACGCCCCGGTTCGCCGGGGCAAGTTTTCCAAGTTTCATAACACCACTAACAGGAGTCAGTCAGATGCAAACGCAAGAACAAGTCAGCCTTTTGGAATTCTGGAACGCAAGCGAAGTTGATTCAATCTGGTTTGTCAGTCACGGCCATCCGTCTGGCAAGGAATTGATCCACGATACAGATACGGAAGATGCCGAAGAATATTGCGACATCAACGAGGCAATCGAATTCTTAGGTGACCTTGATCAATATACTGGGACAGTGGATGGCAGTACATGGGCTTGGGATGGAAACAGCGGCGAGCCATGCGACTGGAACCGAAACACAATTGTAAATCTTAAGGCGTTTGCCAAGTAAATTTGACGATTGCCAAGGAGGGCAACATCATGGCCGGATGGACGATATCACTGAATTTCATGGGCTTCGGTTTGACTGTTGCCCAACAGCCTGAAGAGCAACAATGGATTCAACAGAGCCTGTCAAACGAGGCAGGGGGCGACCTAAGGTCGAGAAGACGCAAAGGGCCGAGCGTGTTTACAAGGTTGATGAAGCGCCGGGGCGAGCCATCCGGTTCGTCTTCTCGCTCTCAGCGGCAGACCGTGCAAAAATCAGCAGGGTGGCGAAGAAGAACGGCGTGATGGATTCCGAGCAAGTCCGGCGGTGGATACGGGAAGCGCCAGAATAATCCAAGGTAAATTTGACTCATGCCCGCTATAATCCAATCTCACACAACTGGCGAAGGCCAGAGCGGGATTGTTGGCGGGTATGTTCGCCCACCAGTGATCAGCAAACAAGGGGGTCGCCCGGATCGCTCTGGACACGCTTCTTCAGTTAAGTCTTACGATTGGCCCGCGGTTTACGAGGTGTGGGTTGCGGGCTATTTTATTTTGTTCTGTGTAGTTCTCGCAACTTCCGGCTACGCTTTCCCGCACCGATGATCCGCGTTGGTTGCAGGTCCACCAGAGCACACCGCTGGCGACCGATTGGGCAGTACATCCGCAGCCCTCAGACCCGACTTGCCGACCATTGGCCGCAATCACAGGCTCGCCACGGTTGACGCATGATCGGCAGGTCTTGCCGATCACTTGTGACTGAGTGGTCAGAGCTGGCGTCAACTCCCATGGCAGCGGTTGATATGGGACGCAGACCGAAACCATCGCTTCGGTGGTGGCTGTGCCGCGAATTGGGCAGTGACCGGGATGTGTGCATTGGCAGATCATGGGCAAGTGCCAAGGTTCTTCGGCGTGCAACATGACAGCTCGACTGTCTCCGGCAAAATGAAATTGATCGGAACACCTGCGTTCTGGCAATTGTTACACATCACTATATTGATCGGCTTTTTTGCCACGCAATTCGTGACCAAGTCTTTCATCTCGACATCCGTGATTGTCGATGTGATGATTCCCGCCCCGCCGCAATCCGACGCCTGAATACCTGAAAGAATTCCCAGAGTAAACTTGCCGAACCCATCGCACGGGTTGCAGGGGTCGATAATTTCAGGCCCCCAAAAGCACTGGTCAGCGGTGTATGCTGGCAGGAATTGCAAGTCAACCGTCCACGGAGTGCTGCCGACATTCCCGCCAAAAAAGCAACTGATCGTGGAACAGAGTTGCACGTTGTACTCCTTATCCCACATGTCGTACTCGTCCATTTGAAGGAAGGTGGACCCGCAAGAATAACCGCAAGTGGATGGTGCTGCACATGGCCGCGGAATCGTTTTAAATTTGAGCATCAAGCATTTAACCGGAGTCATCCAAGATGGGCAAGTGCAGACCAGAGACGACTGCGATGAAAATCCAAGGAATCTAACACCCTTGCAACTTGTGGGCGTGTTGGCTGTCAGGTTTGCACTCTCAGTAGAGTTGCCATAATAGGCGTTGTAGAGCCTTCGAAACGCTGTTGCGGAACCTCCATTAAGCTCGGTGGCCCAATGGCCGAAATCTCGCATATCAAACTTTTTCACATACTTGTAATTGCAGACGTCGTAGGCGGCCCAAGCGTAAGGCGGAGCGCAAAAGTCTGTCCCGTTGGCCGTAAATGTCGGTGGTTTGGCAGGTACACCTGGGCAGTCTTTATAGTCTGCCCACGGGCCTAAAAGCATGATGATCGGATTACTTTGGGTCTTGGTGTTCGCACCACCACCGCCTCCACCTTTAGACACAAGCAGTTGCCCTGTTCGCGGCTCGCGTCCGGCACTGTAAACGGAGTTGATCGACAGATCACCGCCGCCGAATTCGTAGGCCGGATCGTAGGTATAGTTTCCTGATTCGGTCAAATTGTTCCAGACACCTGTGGTGTCACGGTAAACGCGAATCCAAGAGTATTTTTTCGGGCTGGCGGTCTCATTTGCTGCCAGTACGCGAATATTCAGATTGTATTCGAGAGCCTGTTGCGGGCGGGCGTCATTCATGATCGTGCACAAGCTCCCCCTTGGTAGATTCCAAGTGTTCGTTTGACAGGTGCCGTTTTGTAGGTGTAGCCGAATTTAACCGACACCATGTCGTTTGAATTTGCCGAAACGTCAAAACTGGAGATCAGTACCCAACCTTCGATTGACCAGGTACCCGCTGCAACGATCATGTACATCTTGCTTCCCGCCCTCACCGTGGTCGGGTCGGTCGTGTGTGTTCCATCGCTGGCCGTCACGAAACCCTCGACCGATCCGGTGATGGTGGCGGTGCCAGCGTAGCTATCCGTCCAGCCATTGTAGGCTGTGGTCCCGATACTTGTGACGGATGCTGATTCGGTGGCCGTAATGCTGCCGTGCTCTACAATTAGCGGGGAAGCGTCGGCGGGTCCTGTGCCAACGGCGCACCAGGAGTAGTTGACCCGCGTGCCGGTGCTGGTCCGATAGCCGCGTCCGGTGAACGGGCGGTTGATGTTGGCCATGTGTACCCTTTATGCTGAGATGACGACAGGTGGGGTCGGTGCGGTGCTGGCGATACCGTAATGAAACAGTACCGCTTTGTAATCCTGATATTGATATGACCGATCGGCCCAGCCATTAGTCGAACCCGATGTGGCCACTCCATTGACAATCACGGGGGCGCGTGTGGACCACGCCAGCATCTCGGAAGTAGCGCCCGGGTATTTCGCTCGGATACTTTGAGTGGGTCTCACATCCACAGGCGAATCAATCAAGTTCCAGTCTTGCGGCTTGCTTTCGAAGTTGTGCGTGATTTTGTAGCCTGGGTAACCCAATGGCGACATGCTGTATTCGATATCGCTGCCAAGGTATAGCAGCGTTCCGGCGGCCCAAATCGAGATGTCTTTTCGATTTAAACTGCCCCGCATTTTCGTCATGTCTGATAGGTTTACAAGAGTGGCGTCCACCCACGGATATTCAATTCTAATGACATCCTTCGATTCGACTCGTGGCATTGGCTTGTTGAGAGGCGCAAACGTGCCATTGGCAAACGATGCACCGGCACCACCTGCCAGCCCATCGTTTGTGTATTTGGCAGCCACGGTATTGCTTTCACCAAACTCGACAAACTCACCTGAACCTTGCATCGTGACCCAGCAGCAATTCAGGCCCAAGGTGTTCTCTGGTTCCTGCATCCATTCAATCGAGATCTCCGCAAGGTCGGCATTCTGGAGGGTGTTCAAGCCGCTGTTTAAATCGACTGAGGTTCCATCCCCATTGAGCACGTTGGGAGCGTAGGTATCGAGCGGCTTAAACGACATCTTTTGGGCAGTCAATGCCGATAAAAGACCCTGCTGGATTTTCGCCTTGTAAGTATAACTTGCCGATGGTCCACCGGTTTTGCGTGCTAAAAATCGCTCTTTAGAGTCGATCAAGGTTAAGGCGAGTTGCAAGTTTGCAGCCGTGTAGGGTGCAATCCATCGGCCTGAGTAAGTGACGGAATTGGCTTCGGCGGTGTATCCGAAGCCTTCGGTGACGGGTGTCCATCCAGCAAATATCATCTTCAGACTCCTGCTAGTTGAGGCTTCGGTTCGGGACCAGGTACCTTTGTTGCAACATTCACGGCGCCCGGCTTGCCTCCGTTCGGTGCTGTGTTGGCAGCGATTTGCTGGAGGGCAGCGGTTTGCTTTTTATCCTCACCACCGACATTATTCAGCAGAGATGCAAACGACGTTCGCTGTGCGGTTTTCGGCTCGGTGGATCCGCCCGGCATGGTTTTGCCGCCCATCTCGCCGATAGCACCCTGACCGGTTGGGATATTTAGCTTTAGAGCTGAGGCCAGCGCAGCCTTGTCGGCATCCCGTTTGGCATTGGCTTCGGCAATCTTTGAACCGGCCTCTTGATCCATCTTTTCGCGTTGCTGTCCGAGGCGTTCTACCATCGCCGTCATACCTTCGCCAAGGCTGATGCCCATCTGCTTCGCAATCCAGCGGAAAGGCTGTATCAGCAGGTCGATGCCTTGAGCAAGCCGGTAGCCAAGTTCCAGTGCCATCCGGCCAAAGATCCCTTGGAATCCTCCGAAACCAATGATGGCATCACGGAAGAATCCACCAACAGCACCAAGCACCGACATGAACCATCCACCTACAGTCATCAAGCCTTGGCCCAACGGAATAATCACACCCACGACAGCCGCCGCAAGACCATCAGCCATGTCAATGATTGTGTTTCGCATCTGGTCGATAAAGCCCGTGAATCCCTCAAAACCTGCTCCACCAATAGCACTCAAAATGACAGATTGCAGATAGGCAAACGCCTGAGTCACAGGCTGAATCGCCTGGCCAAACTTGGCCATCATCGTTTCGATGGAGTTGGTATTTGTGCGTTGCATGTTGGAAGTCGAAAGCCGAGTGTTTGCAAAGTCGCCTTTCGCTCGTTGCGTCTGTTGCATGATGCCTTGGGCGATAGCCTCGCCCATCGGCAGTCCGGTGGCCTTCAGGCTGTCAGCATCGAGAAACACCTTGTACTTCCGCATAACCTGAAGTTCGCCAGCGAAAGCCGATTGCAGGTCTGCACGTATCTTGGCAGGGTCGATGTTGTCCTGAGATGCAATATCACCCACTCTGGCTTCAAGTTGCTTCGCCGTTTCGATAGCCTTGCCGGTCTCAGTGCCAAGGCCTTTCATCGCCATCGCCGAGCCTGTGATGCTCTCCAGAATGTCCTTCATCTGACCTTGGCCACTGCTTTGCAGCTGGGTCGCAAACTTCACAGCATCGGCTGTGGCATCGCCCATCAAGACACCTGTCTTGCTGAGTGTCTCGTTGAGATCGGCACCTCGTGTGGATGATTCGCTGATTGCTGATCCGATCCCTCGCACAGCCGCCCCGGCAGCATTGATTGCCGCCATCGCAACAGCAGCTCCACCGCCCATGATGGCACCGGCCAGCAATCCCTTGCCTCCACTGGAGACAGCCCCGCCCATGCCTTTCAGCATGGACTTGGCTTTATCCAGACTGCGACCCAAGGCAGTCGTGTCTGCACCGATATTGACAAACAGGTTTCCAACGGCCATCAGTGCACCTCTTCCCAGTCATCCGGCACAGATTCCATCACTTCGTTCAGCGTTTCGCGGCTCAACTGGCCTGTCAGGTCAGGCTTCTCGACCATCAGCACCATGATTTGCCACGGTGTCAGTTCCAGAACATCCTGATACCTCATGTGGCCTTCCAAAACCAATCGCCTCATCAGATCGTGCCAGTTGACGCCTGAGAGGTGCTGTCTTTTGGGTCGTCAGCGCTCCGCCCGGTGATCGCAAACATCAGCAGTTTGATCAGAGCGGTCTGGTAAGGGATGGAATCAACCAACGCCTTAACCTCATCTTGCGTGACAGTCTGGTTTCGCTTCAGTCCGTGATAAAGAACGGCCTGCTGAACTTCACGCGAGCTGAACAGATAGGCTTGGCCATCTTCACTTTCTGGCAATGGTGGCCAGTAAGCGTATTGCCGCTTGGCTTCTTTCCAAATCTCTTTGGCTGTGGCTGGTGGAAGGTCGCGACAGGCTTCTTTGGCGTCAGTCAGAGGATTCGGGACAATGCCCCGAAGCACATTGCCGATTTCAGCTCTATCGCCAGCAGTCAGCTCGGAAAGTATCCAGCTCCGGCTATTAAGCCGGAACTGGAATTTGCGAGCGATCAGGTCATCAATATCAAAGACCATAGAAAATCTCTCTCAGGTGTTAAACGCAGTTCACAATGCCGATAACTCGTGTGCGTGGATCGCCGTTGTTTTTCAGCGACAAATCCAGCGTGACAAAGTCGGCAGCATCCAAAGAAGTTTTGAGCGATTCAAGCATGAATTCGCCCTCGTAGTTGAGTGATCCTGCAACCAGGTTGGCGTTCAAATAGTCGCCAGTTTTGAAAGGAAGCACAGTTCCGTTGGCGTTGCCTGTGCCTGTAACCGACGAGACGAATGCATTGACTTCAATACTCACATCCAGCGAACCGGCAGCACGGATCTTGCCAACACAGTTCACGTTCGCTTCAGCAACCGACACGTTATCGTCCAGCGAGCCGGACTTTGCGATCAGGTTGATAGATGCAGTCGTGTTGGCTGTGCCTGTGGTTTGATCCAGTGGAGTCAGTGTGATGGTCCCGTTCTTGAACGTGACCGGCTTGCCCTTCATGGCCATATCTAACCTCTTTCAATTGTCGAAGATTTCGACCTTCAGTGTGAATTCAAAGACCCAAACATCCAACTGACCAACCTTTGCCGGACGTGCCAAACTATCCGGTTCAATCTGAACCGAGGTGATTTTGTCGCCCGCCAGAGTGTCCATTTTCTCGATTGCCGATTCACCAATTGACCAGGTTGATTCCGCCGATGTGGTCAAGATCGAGATTCGATAGTTGTGCGAGTCCATATAGGACCCAGCCGAAAGCGGAGTGCGTGAGAACCCGGTCGCTTCCATCACGGCCAAAGGTGGAACCAGTGGATCGGGTGCATATTCAAGCCATAAGCTGGGAAGGCCAGTTTGAGCGGCCCAATGCGATTGGATAACCAGCGGTACGTTGTAGCTCATGAGGCCACCACCGGCACAGGTGTGCGGCAAATGACCGTTAGAGCGGTGTTGTGACCCAGTCCAGCGGCCTCAGATGAGGTTGAAACCTGTCCAGTCGCAACCCGGCCTGAAGCGGTCAGCACCTTGACCCAATGGTTTGTGGTCAACGGCCATGACCCCGCCAGGTAAACCGAGAATATCTGGGCCTCGCCTTCAATCGGCGTCCCATCACGCTGGATGGACTTGAAATCGACCCGGCATTTTGGCGTGCCGATCACGGTCAGAGTCTGCACCGGCTGTCCCATGGAACCTTTGGCGTTGGCTTCCAGGTAGATCGTTGCACAGGAGTTTAAAAGTCGTTCCGGCAATGGCATCTTTCCCTCTTTCGATTTAAATCGAGGCTTTTTGAATCGCTTGCTCGAACCGGTCCATGATTTCCGCTTGCTGCGATTCCATGGCCGGTCGCATGTACGGACGAGGAGGTAAATTGATCATCCCTTTGCCGCCAAGTTCTTGAATTCGTGCGTATTTTAAGCCTTCCATTGGTCCTACTTTGGCGTGTAGTCCGCCTCGTGATGGCTCAACCACAATCTTTTGTAGGTTGCCACTTTGCTTGTGTGGTGGCGAGCCAGGTGCAGAAGCAGTCGTCCAACGATTCTGAGGGGGACCATACCAATAAATCCGGCTGGCACCCTTATGAGTCCCACCAAACCGCAGTGTGGATTTGCGCCCCTTGACTGTCTTTAAGCCTTGGACCTTTTTTAATCCGCTGGAGAATGTCAAAGCATTCTTTTGAGTTGCATTTAAACCCTTAAAAGCCTTGCCAGTCTGCTTGTTCAGATCCTTTGTGGCGGCGGCCCCCGGCTTGTTCAACAGTTTGATGGCCGCGTTACGGACCTTGCCAGCCGAAATTCGGATCGCCTTTGATAATTCTTTGTGCAGGCGAGCTTTGTACGCTTCGCCATTCCATTCTAATCGGAAGTCTCGGCTAATCACCCCATCACCACCACTCTATAAGGCTGGAGCAGTTGCATGACCATCGCATTCAATCCACCAGTGGTTGACATCTGATAAGTCGCAGAATAATCGCCGATTCGTTCGCTGGTGAGGACGCCGGGATTCTGGCCATTGTTTTTTAAATGCACAGCCGTTAACGCGATCGCCAATTTCACATCGGCAGTCAAATCAGCAGGGAGAAAAGTGCGGGCGCAATATTGGTCGATTAATGACGATGCTGCCGACAGGTAGGCCACAGCAGTAGATGCCGCCCATGTGCCGATCACATCGGTATAGGTGGTTGCTTCAGATTGCGAGATGTATGCGGCCATTGTTTTACCTCAATATGAAAATGAGACCCGGCGGGCAGGGAGGACCCGCCGGGTTGACCAACAAAACCAAACTCAGGAAACGGCTTCTTTAATGCTGGCGAATGCACGAGCATCACGAACGGCACCGCCGATGCGGTACTTGTAATTCAGCCGAATCAGGTTATCACCTTGCTTTGACAGGTCGTCAATGATAACGGTGAATCCTTGGCGAACCAGCAAGTAATACTCTTGGAAATCACCGATCAGAATCGAGCGGGCATTGGCGACGCCAGAGGCTGGCATGTACTCAACATAATTTGCGGGAACTCCAAACATTTGATAGCCCGGAGAATTCGCAAACGTGCCTTGCTGGAAGCCTGAAAGCAGAGGGATCCCTTGAGAATCCTTGACTTTATAAAGTTTGCCGTGTGTGGCACGATTCATGACCCATGACAGGTTGGAACTGTAAGATTCCTTGAAGGAAAAGAACAGGTCAGCAAGGTTGTTATAGGTGATCGCATCAGTCGAACCGAGGCTGGCTGATGTGCCTGAAAGCTGTGTGCCGATCCCGGTGTTGGCCAGAATCGCTTCCAGTGAGTCAGAAAGCGTGGTCGCCGAAAAGACTTCCTTATCAATTCGGTTCGCAAACAATTTGCTCGACTCTTGTTGGAGGTAAGATGACATTCCCGGCGCATCTTGAAAGAAGTCGGCCGAAATATCCTGAACCATCGTGCCGGTCTTGGCGGTGATGGTGAGCTGCGAGAACGGCCCGGTGTCGATCGCCGTGGCTGTTGGCGACTCGCCCTTTGTTGGACGATTGTTGGTGCCGATTGTGCCCACCAAACCGCCATCGGTATTGGCGTCGGTATTCTTCGGGAACGTGACGCTGGACACGTTCGTTGTGATCACTCGACAGAGTTGCAATGCTTTCGGCGTGACCGAGCGTTGCGTGATCAAGTCAAATCTGAAGTCAGGAGCGACAGCGTTGGAACCGTTTGTGGACGATGCCAGCGTCATCGCCTTGCTGAACGGAATAAAGAATTCATTCCATCCAAGGTTCCTGTCGCCACCTTTGCCGTATCTTTCGAGCATGTCGCGATGATTGCGGCTTGTCACGCGGTCGATGTTCCCACGGGCTTCAAGAAGCCCTTCGAACGCTTTGCTGTAATCGCGAGAAGAAACGGCTTCAGCGTCTGTCAGGCTGGCAAGGTCGCCACCGTCAATCACCTGACCACTGCGACGGTCAATTGTGGCCGCCTTGTAGGTTGGCTGTGGGCGCTGTGGCTTGGCCGACAGGCTTTCGATCATGGCGTTGGCGTTTTCAACAGCCTTCACCAGATAGTATTCCTTGTCACAGGCTTCAAGCCGATCGTTGGCGGCTTGCAGGTCGGCAGATTTCTCGGCCCGAACGTCGTCGGGAGCGGCCAGGATTTCGTCACGCAATGCAATCACGCTGGAAGCGAGTGCGATGCGGTCTTCGGCAATGGATGCCGCAGAGCGGATTTCGTTTGCAATACTCATCTTAAGAACCTTTCGTTTACCGCTTGGCGGCGGTCAATATCGAATCAGCCAATTCCGCCTGGCGAAACAATTTCGTCAGGTGCTTGGCATCCACCACCGGGGTCGGTGTTTCATCGTCGGAGTGTGCTTTGACACTGATAATCGAAGCGTCAGCGTTGGCCGGGATCGGCACCACTGAGACTTCGATAATCTCCGACACTTCTTTGATCAGGTTTGCACCCTTTTCAGAGAGCTTGATTTGAGTTAAGTTTGGCTTGTATCCGTAGCGGTCCCAAAGTTCTGAGACCTGCTTTTTGCTCAATCGTTCTGGCTGTCTTGCCAGAAATGAAATCGACATCTTGCGAACCGCTTTTTCACGGAGCAGAGTGCGGATATCCTGACCGGCTTTTGTGGCGGAAAACGTGACATCCACTTTCAAACCGGATCGGTCTTCGGTCGCGTCATTCAGTGTGCCGATCACAGCAGATGTTTTGTTTTCGTGATCAGACAGGACCAGTCCGCCAGAATCCATGAAGTCTTGAATGGACTTCTGAAACGCACCAGGCAAAATGATATCGCCTTGGCGGTCGATGTTCAGGAAGCGGGCAGCATAGCCCACAAAGCCGCCTGTATCGCTTTTCGTGATGCCGGAATCCGTCGATTTAGTGATCATTATCAGCCTCCAATATCCGGCCCGTTTTTGTGAATGACTTGGCGTTTCCAACTGCAACCGATTGATATCCAGCCTCTTCAGCAGCAGCAAAGTCGATGTCTGAAGGCTGTAGGTATCCGTTCTCACCCGGCCTGACAGGTGGCTTCAGATTCTTGGGCATCTCGTCTTCAAAGACTTCCAAGAGACTGCAACGGCAACCAGGGTGAAATGGTGGAAATTTAAGGTCTTTGTAAGTCTTGTTCTTGCCGTTGGTCCCAAAGGTTCCGCCCTTTGGAATGACCGGACATAACCTGAATATCATTTGACACATCGGGCAGGCGTCACCGGAAAGGAGCAGTTCCCAACCGGTGATAAAGTCCAGCCCCTCAGCAGCACTTGTCAGGCCGGTGTTATAGGCTCTTGCTGATTCGGTGATTGCAATGCGCCGTGCCCGCCAGCGTGCGTTATCCTTGATCCATGTGCTGATTCGGTTGGTCAATTCTCCAGCCGTTTCACCAGCTTCAATGGAGGCTGCGATATCAGCCCGCATGCCTTCCAGAGTCCGGAGAGTATCCTGCGTGAACTGCTCGATCGTCTCCTGGCACAGATCCAGAGTCGCATTGCGTGCGGCCTCAATCACTTCTGGTGCACGAACCAACCATTGGTCGGCATCCTGTTGGCCAAGTGACACCAGAAAAGACCGGCCTGATTCGTCGATCCATGCTTCAATCACTGGGATAAATTGGGCGGCCATATCAATCGGAGCCGTGAACGGATCGGCTTCCTTTTTGCGGTCGTAAATCGCCAGCCACGGTTTTGCCACGTTGTTGCCCAGCTCCGCGAGGATCCGGCGGGCAATACGCTCCAACTCCGTGCCGCTTGGCATGGCATTGAGCCTGCTCTTAGGTGTTTTTCTTTTCAATGTGCGATTTATGCAAGCACTGGAGGTAAGTTGTTTGGATCGGCCACAGTGGCACTGACGCAATAAGCATCCCAGCTAGTTCCGGCCACATTGCGATCTATGATCCAGCAGTATCCATTCCAGCCCCAGCGGGTTCCCCACGAGTTTTGCATTAGGATCGCCCATTTGCCGTTGGGCATTCGCTTCATTCCCATGCCACCTGTGACAGCATGGTTGTGGGAGCCAGCTCGGTTGCCTGGGACTCCATCTTTGTCGAGAACATTAAAATTGGCGTTGACCGGCACTGAAAAGTTAAATGGCATTCGGAGCTGTGCGGCAATACATAAATCGTTGAAATTGTTGAGTCTGTATCCGATCTCAACTTTGAACCGCTTGGCATCAGTTCTGGCCGACTGAGGAATTCTTGAAGGATTAATTGTCGCATAAGGAACCAGCGGCTCAGAGCAAGTCCCCTTGTTTTCAAGGTAGGCCAAAGCTTCCGCAATATTCGATCCAACGTCCCAACCATTACATAGATCAGCATAGACGAGCCAAGGACTGAGAGCGACATAAGCAGCACCAGAAACGTACCGAGCGATTTCCAGACTGCTTGCCGCTGCATGGCCATTGCAAGCCCCTTTTCCGTTCTGGTCTTTAATCTTGACCGGATACTTTGGGTCGTCCCTCAGGTCGAATTCTTCCCATTCGCTTTCGGGGATGTCTGGGAGTTGCTTGCCAGTGGCCAGCATGAGCGTAGATTCATGGCTTCCCAAGTATCTCAGCTCGCCGTCAGGTGTCACCCAGCCAAGCAGATTGCTCACTTGATCACCTCCACCAGCTTGATAATGTCAGCCTTGGTCTGAGGACTCGTAGATTTGACGATCTTGCCGTTTTGATCCTGAAGTATGACGGTCGGTAAACCGATCTGACCAACGGTTTGCTGAAACCCTAGTCGGTCGATGTCCGTCTCCTCGGCGGTGTACGATCTGTACTGAATCCCACGCGATTCTAGCAACTTGCGGATCTCTGGATCTGTACGCCATGCTTGCTGCTCCGGTTTGGATTCATCCACAACAACCGAAAACCACTTGATTCCACTGACTGGTTGAGGCTTTTCATCCTCATCAGGAACTGGTGGCGGGACAGGTCGAACACCACCCTGTTCGATGGCGATGACACTTCCACTGGACTTGCCCACAAAGTAGGTAAATCCAGCATGGCTAAACACCACCCGTTCCTCGACTGCTGGGGGGACCAGAGTCGAGGGAACAGGCTGTTGAGCCAGTAGAACTGCGATCAGAAGTCCGATCACAGGCCGACCTCCCATTGAACAGATTTAAGCTGCGACTGAATCGACTCTTCACGCTGATTCATCGCCGATTTCACACTGGTCTCGTCGATGCTCACCAGCTCACCGTTGGCCAGCTTGGAAAGCAATTCGCGGATCACTTCCACGATTATTGGAGTTAACAGGCGGATGATGATCTTACTGATCATTTGCTGGCTTCCACTTCATAAATGTAAATTGCTTTGGGGCTGAATAAGCCGCGAGGTTTGGCCAAGAGGAATCTTGGTGGTCGTGGCTTGCCGTTGATTGGTCGGGGAGGCAGGAATTGAACCTTGACCTCTTTTTGCTCGACTGTGGTGGTCGTTGTGGTCACTGTCTGCTTTGGACACTGGCCAGACTGGCAGGATTGAGCTGTATAGATCATGAACTCTGCGAACAAGGATCACCTTACCTCTCTTGGGTTTAGGGTATGTTCCCGAAACAGATTTCGGGAACATTTGTCAACCATTTTCCCGACATCAGGAAAATGGTAACCGTCTCGCCTGTCCTCTCGACGGTGAGACGGTAGGCGGCGGGAGACTGCTACTTCTTCGGGTCTCTCAGAGACCTGCGATAGGCTGCGATTGCGTAGATGATTGCCGCCAATGCGTACATAGTCTGAGGGATTGACGGATCGACAGAACTGCCTTGAACCGCTTTATCTGTGACGATTTGGGCTACTGGCACGATCCATCCATAGTCAGGGTTGATAACTTCTTCGATCCGCATGTCATCAGCCCTTTGGTGCTGGTGGCGTTTGGCCAGAGTTCAGGTAGTAGATCGCTTGGGCAATCCCAAACGCCAAAGCCATCCCTAAGGGACTGGTGGTTGCAATAATTGAGTCAAGGTGTTGGCTCAGAACGCCAAGTGCCGTCACAGCGCCTGCAAGAGCCATGCGAATGATTATTACGCGGGCTTGCTGGGCGTTGATTTGTCCAATCCAGTCGTTCACGTTTGAGTCCTTTAGATTGGCCTTGGTTTGGGTGGCACTGGGATAACGCTGGGATTCCAGACGTAGTTCGGATCGTCGAGATAGTTTTGGAACACTGGTCGAGGGACATTGACGAGCTGGGTGACCAACTGGGCATGCTTTCTGCTGTCTACTGCATACCGTTCAATTGCCTTTTGCCGTGCCAGTCGTTTTGCCATTTCTTCAAGGCTTGGCTTTTGTCTTCTCATGAACCAGTCCAGCAGTTCTTTTCCGGTCATTTGGATAGCCCTCTTGGAACGGTGAAGCAATGTCCTAGAACGATTCCCACTCCGAGAGCAAAACTGAGACTGTGCTGATTGACTTCCCAGATCGCCTCGCTCCAGGTTGTGCCGCCGCTTTGCCACTTGATCAGATCAACAATCAGCAGCACGATTGCAACTGTGATCAACACGACAAAGTTCTTTGCGGCAGCACTGAAAGTCATCAGATTGGCCCGTTGGCTGTTCCGTTGCCGTTGTTGATAGGCCAGAGCGGTGGCAGGGATGCGAAGAACTCGCCCACGGTTGGAAGTGCCTGAGTACCCGCCTGAACAGCCTGAACCATGTTGTAAAACAAGCTCCAGATTGAGTCGCGATAAGCAATTGCGGCATCACCTTCAGACTTGTAGGTCGTGATGTTGCTCAGTGTCCAGCTTGTCGCCGAGAGGATGCTATCGTATTGCTTTACGGACACCGCTTGATCAAGAAATGAGCCGATACCGCTGCCGATCTCGGTGAGCCTTTGGATGATATAAGCCTGCTGCTCTTCTGCCGTCAGATCAACGACTATATATATGTCGGTCACGGTAAATCCGTTGACTGAGTAATGCTGATCAAGTCGTTGTGTTGCAGGGTTGTACGCTGGTATGGGCGATGGTAGATATGGGTAATAGCCGTATGTGGCTAAACTCGCATCGTCGAGGGCGTTGAAATTGGATACAGTCGTGAAAGACTGTGGTAGCCACTGTGGGCCTGAGATTTGACCGTTGGGACTGACTTGGCAGTATTGCATGTTTGCTCCTTATGCGTTGGGGTAAGCCGATGCTGGTAGTGTAATTGTACGGGCGACAGCTTTGGTGATGCGGATATCGTCTAGCAGGCCACTAAATGACGGATTAACGGATGTGTGGTCGTCTCCCACGCGAAAGGTGTTTCCGGCGTTATTCGTATAATCTCCGGTTACATTTGTAGCCGACCCAACCTGAGTGCCATTCAAATATGTTCTGACGGTAGTTCCGTTGCGAGTTGCTGCAAAATGATTCCAGACTCCAGTAGCAACAGTACCCCCTCCAATTAATCCAGCTCCTCCACCATAAATCCATACACCATTGCTTCTTGCGAAAACCCCCCAATCGGTAGTGCCTCCATTATGGAATCCCATAATCGCCGAGTATGCCGATGCCGAAAGCGAGTTCGCGTAAAACCAAAATTCAACCGTAAAATCACCATTTGAAAATAGCATTCCGGTTGAACTACTTGGGGATAGGAATTGGCCTGTACCATCAAAACTTGCACTTGCCCCACCAAACACGCTTTGAGCAGTGGAAATAGCCGGAGTGCCTGTGCGAGTAACTGCCAATGCATTTGACGAGTTATCTGTAAATGTCGTGCTTCCATTTACCCCATCCATGTGCAGGAGCAGAGAGACGTTGCTGAAATATGGATCTGCGGTTGCCGACTGGAAGGTCACGTTTCCTGTGCCGCTATAAAACGAGTACGTTCGATTGCCGCCGGACAAGGAAGAAGAATAATTTAAACCGGATGTCTCCGCTATTTCGTAAGCACTCGAACACCGAAGAACTACAATTCCAGATCCACCAGCACCACCATTAGTCCCGCCGGGAGTTCTTGGAGAAGGATCATTAGTAGTGCCACCACCACCTCCTCCACCTGTATTTGCTGTCCCGTTAGCACCAGCAGTTGCAATATTCCCTGAACCGTTGCCACCACCTCCGATACCACCAAAGCCAGGCAAAGCACCGATATAAGGGACTCCATTATAGCTATAAATTCCACCACCACCACCACCACCATAATAAGTTAGGTTTCCGGTAATATTCGACGAAATGCCAGCGCCACCCGATCCAGCCCTCGCCCCACTGCCAGTAGCAGCAGCGACCCCAGCAGTAGCAGCACCACCACCTCCACCACCGCTTAGAGGCTGATTGATAGCTCCAGCACTGCCATTATTGCCTTGACCAGCAGTTCCAGCACCACCAGCACCTCCAGTGCCACCCAGTGCAGTTGATCCCGATCCACCACCACCTGATCCACCCGCTGATCCAGCAATATTATTTGGCGACTGCGCTTGTACTGTATGGCTTGCTCCAGCGCCACCACCGATTGCCACAAGCGTATTAAAAACCGAATTTGTGCCATTGTTTCCCAAGGCAAACGGTGCAGCGGTTGCACCACCATTACCAACTGTCAATGCGTAAGTGTCGCCTACATTTACGCCTATAGTGCCTTGTCGCACGCCACCAGCACCACCACCGCCACCAGCAGCGTTAAAAGTTGATCCTGATCCCCCAGATCCTCCACCTGCGACAATCAGATAATCGAGGCTTATGCTGCCCACAATCCCTCCACCTCCACCACCGATACCAGTCTTTTTTGCGTTCCTGATAATGTCAGATAGCATTAGAAATTCTGCCCCCCAACAAAGCCAATCCAGTTTGTGCCACCGTTGCTGGTGAAGAACGCAAAACTATCCACCTTACCGGATGTCGATGTGATCGTTGGAGCAGTTCCGCCGGCCCATTTAATTGCCGCAGGCCAAGTGACTGCCCGAGCTGTACCATCTGCGGTGAAGATCAGGGTAAATGAGCCGCCGGAGCCGCTTGCAGGAGGGTTGGATATCGTCAGGGTGGTGATGGCAGCGTTTAAACTGACCGTGAAGATATTGGAGGTTTCAAGGTTTAATACTAGAGTGCCGGATGAAATCGTTGGGCTGGAGACAGTTTCGCTATAATCCCGAATCTTGGCACGGATCAGCTCGTTGTCTTGGAGGTTTTGACTGCCCGTAAAGCTGTTTGAGCCAGCGGTGATGTAACCGGATGGGTTGCTTGTGCTGTACCCGTCTGTGATGCCATAGCCTGATAGCGTTGTTGGCTTGCCTGTGATGTTCGCAAACGTCAGGCAGGATGTCGTGGCATAGTTGCCCAGAGGCTGATAAGTCGTGGATGCGTTAGCTGTGGTCAGATAGACCGTCAGGTTTGGCGCACCTGTGATATTGGCGTATGTGAAATTTGCTGATGGTAATTTGGCATCCAGTGCCGTTTGCAAGCCTGCGACGTTCGCGATGCTGTGCGTGTGGCCTAAGACAGAATAGGTGGCGTTGGCACTGGATATTGTCAGGTAAGGCGTCAGGTTTGCGGATGTGAGTCCATCTGTGATGCCATAACCAGCGAGCGTTGTGGGCGTGCCTGTGAGGTTGGCAAAGGTCAGGTTTGCGGATGTGAGATAAGACCCGACAGCCTGATAACGAGTGTCAGCATAGCCTTGGGTTAGAATCGAGTTGGATGTGTAGACAGGCGAAATATTGAGGTAAAACAGTTCGGCTTTATTTCGTGATGCCCTGATCTCTGTACCAGTTCTTACGCCTGAAATAACAGCGTCAGTTGTGTGTTGGAAAGAAGTGTAACTACCCGGGTTTCCTGTAAACCCGCCTAAACCTGTCGTGTTATCAAAGACCAATCCATTGGTCATGTTGTAACTAATACTGGAAACCGTATAAGCATATTGGAATCCAATTGTAGACTTTAAAGCAACCTGCTGAAAACTGATACCTCTGTCAAATCCAGAGTTAGGCCCGAATACAAGCTGATAATCTTGGCTGTTATCCCCTGTGCCACCAAGGTTGCCTCGGAGCCGAAAATATCCACCCTGGGCATTACCAGAGATAACTCCGTCACCCAAACTAATAATGCTTTGGGATGTTGCGTTACTTGCTATTATGGAGGCAAAGCCTGGTGCCGATACTACTGTAGAAAACCCTTGGGTGTTTGACGACACTAAAGAAAGGTTAAGCCCATCAGTTTCAACGCTGGTAGCAGACTGCAATGTTCCGTTCGAGTTGTAAAGGTAGCTTCCGATTGCATAATTGTCAGGGTCGTAGTAAGTCCCCGTACCTGTTTCCTTCTCCCCTCGCAAGCCAATATAATATCTCTTCAGACCGTCAGTAACATACTCGCCTCTGATATAGTAATCCGTGTATCCGGGGATGTAAGGTATGCCTGTGTCAGTCAAGCCATATGTCGTGTTCGCAAGTTTTGGCTGAAACGTATTGGCTACCGACAGCACTCCGTTGCCAGTGATCGACAGATTTGCTCCAACGATAATCCCGCCGAGCGTGGCGTTTGTGGCGGGAATAGATGATCCGCTGATCCCGGCTGGGCCTTGAACGCCCACCGTAACAACCGTGATTGTCTTTTCGCCTGTGATTATAACTGTATCAGCCACGTGTCACCTCCGGTGATACAGTCAAAGTCCCTGATATCAGTCTTTGCACGACACTTCCGGTCACGATTTCGAGATCGTAAACACCATCAACCAGGTTGGCAGTCGTGGCAGCATCCAAAGCGATGGAGATCACTCCGCCGGTCGCGTTGCTGATCGAAAGACATGCTGACGGTGTGGTCAGGCTCAGTGTCGTGTTGGAGTCGCTGTAAGATGTGCGAGCCATCATTCTGGCACTGCTGCCGGTCAAGTTCACAGCGGTGCCGTTGGAGGTCCAAGTGAGCGTTCGGTTGAATGAAGCGCCCGCTTCGATTTCTAGGTTGTATGATCCGGCCATTTATTCAGCCTCCATTTCAGGATCAACAGAAGAATCCGTAGAAGGCTCTTCAGGCTCCACAGCTTCGACCTCTTGAGGCTCTTGCATCTCGCCAAGTCCGAGTGTGGCACGTGCTTCGTTAACCGTGAATATGCCCGCATTCACACCCGCGGTGGCGATGTCCATCAGCGCCTTTCGATCGACGGATAATTCCTCAATCTGGCTGGTGTCGAACCGAACACACAGCGATTCATCAGGCTGTGAGGTCATACCGTTGCAGGCGATCGGCAAAGTCTGCACCAGCCTGGTCAGCTCACCGGCCACCAAGTCGAGGAACGGAATCACAGCATCGCGCCATGACGCCTTATTGGCCTCGACCAGGTTGCTGTATGTCTTGCCCGTGTCAGGCTGTTTGAGCGACATGGGTGCCCATCCAAGGACACCACAGATTCGAGCGGTCGCAAGGTCCGCCATCTCGCTCACGGATAAATCTTTTGGTGAGAAGCCCGGCGACTTGATATCCATTTCGCTGGTACCGACGAATGGCCGGCCCACAGCTTTACCACTGACGGCTCGTGCCAGGTCAGCTTGAACCTGCGACAATTGCGCGCCACTGAGATTGCCCAGTGTTTTTAGCGAAACGATCAGCGATGGCACACCAGACCGACTGAGAACTGTCGTCTCATACTGGCCGATGATCTTCACCAGCGCCATTTCGGCCACAACAGAATCGAGCGTTGAAACGCCACGACTCTGAGCGTAGGTCGATCGCCCCTGGCGAAATGCCATCATCAAATCAGCGGGAACAGAGTAGTTGTACGACCGGCCCCAATCGCTCCCCATCACTGGATATTCGAGGACTTCGTTGATGCTTTCGCCCATGACTGGTCGCAGGACCCAAGGCGATGGGATCGGCATCAGTTCGGTCACCGCAGTGCCAGCCGTGTTTGTGATCACTTGGATGTATGCGTTGCCGTTATCGCACAGGCTGCAATAAAGGTGCTCCAAAACGGTCGCATCTGATTCGCCGGGGCTTGGCCGTTGCCAGAGTGACTGCAAAGGGTGATAGACAGGCGTAAACCCTCCATCCTCATCCCATCGGCCCACCTGCATGATCGCCTTTGTGGCGTTGCGCTTCATTGCCTGTATCGCGGCCTGAACCACAGACACCTGGTTGTAAGGTCTCGCCAAGGTCATGTAGTCGTTGGATAGGCCCGTCATCATGTCTACAGTCCATGATGTCGCGGCAATGTCAGCGGTGTTGGCTGTGACGCCTTCACGCACCGACTTCGTGAACCGGCTGCGGATGTTTTCAAATAGTGTTGGCATAGTTTTCAGGAGACGTATCGGAAAGGCTGGATTGAGCTTAGATAGTTGAACGCATCGGCAGCAGCATCAACCTGGTCGTCATGCTTGCCGGTCGGGAATGAGCACAGCTCGTCAATGAAGTCACGGTTCCAATCGCCCTTTTCCAGCTCGATGGAACCGGATTCAAAAGCGGCGGCCATCGGCATTGCTCGCACTTCTTTTGAGCCTGTGGGTCGTTTGCTGATGACTCCATAACCGATTAGGTTACGAGTGTCATGCTGGACCTGATCCACACCCGCGGAGCCGGGATCCTGTGCAAGATGAACGATCGTTTCGCGCCCGTCGGTCTCAGCGATCTGGCGCTGGATTGTGCGACGGGTAGCAGGTGACCATTGCCCTCGTGAAACGTGCTTGATTCGGTAAATGTCGCCAGTCCTGCTCATCCACACACCGGCAGTGTAATCGCCACCACCCACCGTGGCGGCTGTATCCCATGCCCGGCATGAGTTGGAGTTGTTTGGGATCGGCGATGGATCAACGATCTTGAACCATTCAGGCTTGAAAAAGCCTCCATCGCGTGGCGTTGGTGTCTGTTGATAGAGAGCGGAAAAGGCGTAAGAACCGACGGTTTTTTTGATTCGGTCGAAGTCTTCCACGGAATATCGTTCTGGCCAAAGCGCTTCACCAGGCTGGCGGCCAATTAGGTCATCATTCTCAGCAATGGCAGGCAAACTGACCACATCCCATTGTTCGCCACCTTCATTGGCCTGTTCAAGCAACTGGCCAGCTAAGTCGAGGCTATGCCATCTCGTCATAATCAGGACGATTGCGGCACCTGGGTGAAGGCGTGTGTACAGGTCGTTCTGATACCAATCCATCACCCTGGCACGGTATGTTGGTGATTCGGCCTCAGCTCGTGACTTCACTGGGTCATCAATAATGACCAGGTCGGCACCATATCCAGTGACACCCGATCCAACACCAACCGCATAAAGCCCGCCGCCGTGTTCAGACGACCACTGATTTTGCTTGTTCTGATCGTCGCTAAAGTTGAATCCAAACTCTTTGGCGATGCGTCGCGTTTGTCGGCTAAAGGTGCATGCCAGCGAGTGGTTATAAGCTCCAATAATGACTCGTAAACCTTGATCCACCAATAATCTATAAGCAGCATAGTGGATCGTTGCCAGCTCGCTCTTGCCGTGCCTGGGCGGCAGGAAGAGCATCAACCGTTTGACATCACCGGTCGTCACCCTGTCCAGCGCCCGGCGGCACTCCGCCAAGTGTTCTGGCGACCACTGGTGATCCGGCTTTGCGGCTTGCAGGAACCGGTTTAGCCCCTTTGGGATCAACTGCCTGTCGTGGTGGGGTGTCGCACTCATTGTCTATGGCCGCCCAGTCCACTTGGGGCTTATCAGAGATTTCGATGCTGCTGGCAACCTTGCCATCAAGCCGATCATAAATCTCTTTCCAGTAACGGAAATCGCCATTGATCGCTTCTTGAATTCCTTTGTCGATCAGCGATCGCAAGATTTCAGGATTCGCGTCCAGCAATTGCCCAAGCGCAGCCTGCATAGAGTGTTTCTTAGGCCGACCACCACGGTTGCCAGAGGTACCCGGCTTAAACTGAGTAGATGGGTTTGGGAATTTGCTCATGTAGCACCTGTTATCCACCTGTTCTCAGGTTACTCATTCGATTGCTCCATATCCCGGTGGCCTAGCGCCATGATTCCCCCGTCCAGGCTTGTCAATCACACCCTTCCGCCGCAGTCTCTGCATCAAAGCACGTTGCTTGATCGCGATGTTCCGAAACTTGGCCCAAAAGGCCATGAGTTCCGTTTGTTCTGTCATGGCTCGTTTGATCGCCTGATCCAGTTGTTTACTGGCTCTGGTGCAGGATAAGCAGATCGCATAGCGATGCTGTTCAACCTTCCGCCCATCAACACAATGAGGACAGGGTTGATTCGGCGTACCTTCCGTCCAGCCAGATGCGTCAACACCTATCAATACAGGTTGTACGCCATGGATCGAGCGGATAAGTCGCCTTGTGATATTCTGGTCGATTTCCCCATCCGTGGGAGCGATCGAGTCTGAACCTAATGGTTCATTCATATCTTGACGATAATCACACGACCCACCGACCGTCAATAGGGTGCTCAAGATTTTGTACCTCCTGCCTCTGCGAACTCGATGTACGCCTTGTACATCTTGTCGCCCTTCAGGCCAGAGTAATCAAACTCAGCCGCCATCATCCGAAACGCCCTGTCCACGATCTGCAATCGCTTCCACAGCGACAGAGCAACCGCCTTGCCTTCACCGTGTGGTATAGCTGCGATATCATCAAGATTGATCATCATAGTTTTCCCTGTCAAAGATGCCTTCGTATGGTGATACTCGTGAGCTTTCGACAACCTCTTCAATCGCTTCGGTGATATGCTGGATACAGGCTGCTTTGGCTTGCTTTAGACAGTCAAATTCGCCAGCCCAAGAGCCTTCGTTCAACTCATCCCAAGAAAGTTCTTCCGGCGGTCTGTCTTTCAGACTTCCAGTGCTTGCAAAATAGTTAGTGTTGTCAAAAGACAACTCAATATGCGCCCAATACTTGCCATGGGACAGCGTCCAGCTTGTGCCATCAGTCGTGCACCATCTTTGCTCAATCATTGTGCTTGCCTCGTCTTGTCTTTCTTTCGCCGTTCGGTGTCCACCATAGCCAGAACCACTGGTATGATCTCATTCATGTAGTATTTGCTTTCGTCTTTCGTTCTTATCGCTTGTGAGAGCCAGAACGCTTCCGCCGCCTGATCTGTCTCAGCTTCACCTTCCTTATTGCCGCGTCGAAACCTGTGCTCCATCGCAGAGATAATGCAGTGGTAAACCTCATGTGACACTCGCGGTTTCAGCCAGGCACTCAGCTCGTTGTTGGCAAAGTCGATAAACTCGCGACCACTGGCGAGCAGATAGTAATCAGGACAGCTCATGCATCATTCTCCATGTCAATTTGCGAAACCCTGTAAGCATGTTTCACTTTCTTGTTCTGGTGATATCCATTTAGGTACCGATTTTGCTTCACTGCGATACCCGTCACACTCCGTTGGCCTTTGGCACTGGCCATCAGTTCGGGTATAGCTGGATAGCCATGATTCGATGTGTTGCCATTTGAGCGATCATCCAGGATGGCATTCGCGTGCATGCGCTCATATTCCGTGCCGATTCGCTTCAGCTCCAATAGTTGATGCTGTGGCATGACTTCCATTTCGGTCCGTGAAAACCTGATCTCAGCTCGCTTGGATTTCATACGGCACCTTGCACAGCATAAATTCGTGATATTTAGCCACAGCAAATGCTGACCGCTTGTCACTCGTTCCTCTAAGGAGGTAAAGCGGGTCGGTCTTTTTCGCCGATGGCCCATAAACCGACTCTAAACCCGCCCGCAATGTGGCATCATTCAATTTTCCACCAGCAGTGATCCACTGACCATATTCGCGCCTTTTGTAGACTGTAATTGAAATGCCACGGTCTTCTGCCTTCTGTAAAAGCCGACCTATTAGGTACATGGTCTGAATAGACGAGTCGCCTACAGGCCTGCCTTGGCATGAAAAACCCTCAATTGCAATTTCAGATGAGTCCACCCAAATTGCTCTTAGCATGTGCATGAGGTCAGCGTTAGCGATTTTGTCAGCCGACAGGATATTTGGTTTCTTATGGTTGCCTGGGCCTATAACGCAGACTCCCGAATGAGTGCTGCCAGGGTCGATTCCGATGATTGTAAATCTGTTCATACCTTCCTCCACTTTGTTTCAATCCCTTGATCCGTCACCGTGTAATCGCCAAACAGGTTCGGTGATTCAGCCTGCAACACTTTTAGGACTGCAATCGCCAGTCGTTGAATTTCAGCGTCCGCATGGATTGAGCCACGTAGTTCGAGGAAGTGTCGCCATGCTCTGGCGTTACCCGTCACAAAGATCTTGGTTTCAGTGCAGTTTGGCAAGACAGCGCGAGCGGCCTCGCGAGATTTCTTGCGTCGAAGTGTCGGGCTGTCGATGTCGGCAAAGTCGTTGTATTCCAGCGTTTCGCACAACGCCTCGTAATGCCCCTGCGCTCGGCCAATGGCTTGAGCCCAGATCGCTTCTGGCGTGCTTCCCGGCTTGATGCCTGGTGGTCGCACAAAAGCGCAGTCCGACTCGTCCACATATCGTTGACTAAGCTGTGAGTAACTCATTCCAGCACGATGCCTGACCAGCTCGTGCGTGAGTGACCGCGAGACGCCCGTGAAAATCATCGAGTAAACAGCATGTTCTAAAACTGAGCCGTGGCCCACTTCCAGGATGTGTTCGATATAAGCCTTGTTGCCACCTGGTCGAGGTTTGGCAAAGCTCATGTAGCACAATCGGCCAGCGATCTCCACGAGGTGCTCGCTAGCATTGTCGGTGTCGCTGTTCCAGTATTCGACTCCGTGGGCCTCCAAGAACTCGGCACAATCAAGACTGTTGAGTTCTTGTTTGCCGACCAGGTAGACGGATGGAGCGTTGATGATGTTCATGAGTATCCTTTCATCCAACAAGTGAGAGACTTTTCTGTTGCATCAATGCCTGAAGGAATCCAGTCAAAACCATTTCAAAACTGTTATTCCCGAAGTTTGGTAGCGTCATGTTTCCTTTCTCGTCAACCTCACACTTTTTAGCCCATGACTGAGCAATGCAACTCAGAGAAAAGATGCCAAGAGTTTCGCTCTTCAGTATCTGCTTTGGGATGCGATCAGGGTTGTACTGCACGTCCCAGAACTTGGCGTTGTACTGACACTTGAACGACTCGTCCAATGTTGTGTTTGGAGTCAGCTTGATTCGCATGGGCAAGCCTCTGGCTCGATTTCTTGGCTTGACGTCCCCTGATCCAGACACCTTCTCGGCGGTCTTTCTTGTTCTCTCGGTCTTCTCTGATTCCTCAGGGCCACGAGATGGAACGGGTTGCTTGTCGCGTTTCTCTTTGCCAGTATCACCGCCCCCCAAAGCACCATTGATGTATTCTGAAGCCTTCCTTGAAAGGACTTCGAGTTCCATTGAAACGCCTTCCGTTTTGGCGGCAATCAATAGGTCTTTGAATAGCTCGGCAACTTCTTCCCACAACTCGGTTGGGTCGAAGTCGTTATTGAAACCATCCTTGAGCGTGTTGACGTGAGGGAATTTGTTGTGATCGAGAATGATCTCCCCATAGATTCGTGATGTGCTCGCTTCGTGGACCGCACATGGGCCGCTCTCTTGCTCGATCAGGATCCGCTTGCCCCAGTAGACATTGAATCCCGGATGCTCGTTTTTATGCCCTGCTTTGACGATGCCACAGAGTAGTTCAATCCGTCCAAACTGCGGATGATTGATGACTTGTTTTTCTTTCTTGGACAGTTCTGGTGGATTCCAAGGCTGTAATGCCTCTGTCCTTCCTTTGACGTTATAGTGGATTTGAACGCCGTTTCGTAATGCGGTCGAATAGCGAAATGCAATATCTTTTTTATTTCGATCGTGCCTGTCGTTTGGCACGATTTTGGGGAACTCTAGCGAAACCAATGTGCCAGGCGAACTTGAATCCCTGATCGAAGTTACTCTCGTAAGTTCAATGTCTCCTTCTACTTTGCTCTTATAGGAACCCCAGTTCATAATGCATGTTTTCGAGTTGCCATCCCCCGTACTGGATGTTGCAACGCACTCGCCCCAGTCAGACAAGACAATAACCGAACACGCCGCACCAACGCCGTACTTTGACGTTGCGTCCATTCCGTACGACTTGAACGGAGTCAGAATAAACTCAGGGTTAAGCGTTCCGCATCCGTTATCAGAAATCTCAAGGATTCCATTCAGGAATTCAATTTTGATTACTGAAGCACCTGCGCTCAGAGAGTTGTCAATGAATTCGCAAAGCCCTTGACCGATATTTATGACCGCCCTTTGGACATAAGCCCGGACAGCACCAACTTGATTCATATCAATCTTCATGGTGTCAAGCCTCTAAGTATTCAGGGGGAATTAGCTGACTCTTTAAATCTTCGATCATTTGGAATAGTCGTTTTTGCTGTGCGATCGTCCAATAAGATCTAGCGTCAAACACCCATTGCCTGATGGACTTTTCGCACTGTTTAAATACCGCCTCGAAATCAGCATCAAATGGAACTGTCTCAGGCTCAGGCGGAAAGCATCGTGGGCAATCACCCTCTGATTCTCTAAATGTTTGCTTGCATTCCCGACAGTGATATGTGGGTCCAGACTTCTTTGCTGGTGGCTTTTTAGCTGGATACTTCTTTCCATCCTTTCCCGCTTTGTATTCGGGAGTTGCTTCCCCTGATACGGGCGAGGTGTAAACGTTTACACCTCGTTTTACGCTTGCTACAAAAGGTGGACTTACTTGAGCGGTCTCAGCGATCCATCGCTCTGACTTTGTTGACCATTCCTCATCAGCCAGAAGCATTTCGACAGCGCGTCTCTTGTCGGCGGGTGTCCTCCTGAGACCGTGAGCACTATTTGACTGAATCGAATAAAGTTTTGCACGTCTGAATGCAGTTGTCCCACCAGCTCGCACATCAAACATTGCGGATTCAATGCCAGCCTTTTTGTAGGCATGAACACGGTGAAACCCGTCAGCTAAGAAGTATTCATCTCCGTCAGGCCCCTGCCGAAATACAACAGGAGGCTCCTTGAATTGTCCACCGGATTGGAGCAATTCAACAAGCTCGTCAACGTGCTCCCAATGAGTGGAAGCACGCGACTGAAGTTCTTCAAGTACTTGAATTTGGTCTATCCGCAGTTCGTACATTAATTGTCCTTTAACTCTCTTATTATTTCCGCTCGTTGCTTTGCCTTCCAAACTTCCAGCCGATCCACCGTGACATCTGTGGGCGCAACAATTCCAAGTTTGATCTTGTCGCCTCGAATCTCGACGATGGTGATACTGACGTTGTCACCAATCATAAGAACTTCATTTTTCTTCCGTGATAGCACTAGCACTGCTGTAGCCTCCGTGATGCGTTTGATTTGATGCCGGGAGTGGTCAAACTCCCGGCGCGAGTATGGTCGGTCAACTCCCCCTGGTATCCTTGTGAGTTCGGCAGGCTGATTGCCCACGAACAAACTCGAATCAACCAACTAGGAGTCTGTCAGCAGGCTGGATTTAGCCCCTGACAAGTCGCGTGTAGGAATCGAACCTACCGAAAGCCCTATTGGTAAGGGCTATTGCCCAGCCGCGACAAATTGCCATCCGTGGCAGCGGTCACCATCCATGAATCCCGTTTGACATCTGCTCATTGCTGATCGCGATCATGAAACTCGCCACAGATGCCACCGCTATGCGTCACCGGAGTCCAAGTCTCACCAAATCTCAGCGGCCTGACGGGATTGATTCGGCACAGTACTCGTCCACGTCCGCAACAGTCACAACCTTGGGCAAAACCACTCGACTGGATGAGACTCGAAAGCCTCTGATGGCTCTGATCACATCCAGTGCAAACCGTTCCACAACTGCCGATTCCTGGTCGTCCAGGAATTCACCTGGCGAAATGGTCAGGATCGGATTCGTTTGCTTTTTGAACCTGTCCATCTCGTCGTGAATGAACTCTAAATCTGTCTTAGTCATCACTGGTCCCTTGTCATGCCTGGGTAAGGTGACCACCGGCTCATTGCCTGTGATTCACTTTCAAGAAAATCGTTGCCGTCTTTGTCTTTACCAACACTCACCAGCTTTTCAGGCGAGTAAGGAGAGCTTTCCCAATCCAGCTTTTCTTCTGTCCATTCTGGATGTTCTGCTCTCAGTGTCGCCCTGGTCGTGAGCAGCTCGGCATTGAGCAACTTCCGCCAGCGAATATTGTGAGGCAACAGATATGCAGGATCGGCTGATCTCACACCGTCCATATCTGCAAGCACTCTTTCGCGGTGCCTGGCTCGCTCAGATCCCGCCAGAACAGATTGACCTGTTCTGGCGGCAAAGATAATTTGCAGAGAAGTCACCATCAGAATGGCACCCCATCAACTTCATCGTGTGGATCAAAGGCGTGACCATTTGTGCGAGTCTGGTCAAGATGTTGTTTCATGCCCCGATCCGCATCCGTCTCAGTCACTCCACCACCTGGCCGAACTTGCATCCGGCCTCTCAGGTGTGGTGCGATCTCCACAGATTTGGGAAGGTCCGATAAAGGATTGAAACCTGTGGAGCCGCCAAACGATTCGCCATCGGCCAACTTCATAAAGGCGACTAGATAAAGAGATACGCCAATATTTTTTGTCACTTTATAGGTGGCCGGTGTCACCAGCATCTGACCGATACAACCACCGTAAATTTCGTTCCGGTTTGTGATCGGCCTGCCGTGCCTGTCAATCACCATGGGTGGCTTTGATTCGCCTGTGCTGGCCGATATCACCCAACAGCCTGATTCGGCATGGCCCGTTTTAAGATTGCCATCCTTATCAAGCATCTTGTCGCCATCTTTGATGGCACAATTTGTGTGCGTTGTCAGCTTCCGGTATTGTTGGCCAAAAGCAATCTCCGAGATCCGTTGCATTTCGGCAATCAGCTCATCTGGCATCTCAGACTTAAGCAGCAAAATATTGGCCTGATAAAACAGCCTGTTTTGCTTGTACTCGTTGGGCTTGGCCTCAAAGAGATTTGGGTAACTCAGGATGCCTTGTGGCGTCCATGTTTTGTTTCCGTATACAGATTCGGTCTTGGTTGCTGTGCTCATCTATCTGATCCTTTTGAATACTTTTGAAGACTGTTGAAAACTGTTGAAGACTTTTGAATAACTCACCTGGGCCGAAGGGAGGTTCGGCCCAGGGTGCTGGAGAGTCACACCAATGAAGGTGCCCTGTTTGCTATCGCAGCCTTTGCGGTGCGGATAGCGTGATCGACAAGGTGCTTGCGGACGGTGGATAGTCCGTCTTCTTCAAGCCAGCTCAATTCAGACTGAATCCAGTCGAGCTTTTGGCCAGCTTCGGCAAGCGTGATAAATTTGAGGATCCAGCGAGAATCGTCGATGGTCTCCTGCGATCGCTCCAACCGTTCTGCCATCACACGGTTGATCAGTTTTTGATGCTCCCAAGTGCGTGCAACAATGTCACGCAGCTCGGCTTTAACGCAGTCAGTTTCGGTGCTCATCAGATTGACTCCAGTAATGCTTTAGAGGCGTTGATTTCGTCTGCTAAAATTCGATGCGCAGTGGCCGAATGCCACTGATAATCGTCGTCATGAAGTGGATATAGAGCTGCGT